TCATGCCGCTACCCTGTTTTGCCCCACCATCGGTGGCGCGGTTGTCATGCCCTGGCCTGCCCGTGAATACCGCTCGACGTACAGCCGCAGGCGCGTGTTAGCCGCTTTGCGGCCTGCGTTCTCCTGCCGGTAAGAAACCTCCTCGGCGTCAAACGCTGTGCGGTAAGCCTCCTCGTAGGCGTGCGCAATCTTCCCGCGCTGTCCGTGCGGTAACTTACCGAGCTGGTCTTGAATCCATGCGGCATCCTCGCGGCAATACACCGCAGGCATGGCGGTTCGAACAAACGATGCAGGCTGCATACGCTTACCCTCCGGTTGTGAAATACAGCAGTCCCTACGGCATAGGAGCGCGCCACTTCGCTGTGTTGTGGATTGGGGTTACTTCCGCCGGGCAGAACACGCTATAGAGCAACAGGATGTGCTCCTGGAATGTCGAGATCAGGCGGTAGGAATTGGCGTCCAGCGCGTTACGCTCGTCGGCGTCTATCTCGCCGTCTTCGGTAAATTTGCGGACAAGTTCGGAGTGCTTGCCGATGTACTCAATAGCTTCCATCAGCTTGGCGTTGATGTCGTCTCGATCGACGTCTTCAACTTCGGGCAGACGCACGTTCACGCTGCGAGACTGGCGGGATACAGCGTCGGCAAAGTGGGTATTGCCACCAGCTCGCTGTAAAACCATGAACCAGCCGATCGGGAAAATTTGGTTGCTGTTTGGGCGAAGACGGTTAAACAACGCGTCTTCCGTAACCCCCAGCCACTGTGCAGCCTCAGCATAGCCACCAGGCAGACCAGTGATGATTTTTCGGGCGGAATTGACCACCCATTCAGGCTGTTTTTCTGCCTGCCAGTCCGGCGCTTTTTGCTGTGACACAGTTGTATTCCTCGGGCTGTGGTTACTAAGGCTTGAAAATTGCGTGATACTTTCCCCATCAAATTTATGGGCTTGTTTCACTGTGGCTTGTTGGCGGGAAAACATCATCCAACCCAACAGGCTCGCCAAGCTTGTTAAAAATCGCCACGAAACTACGGCAAGTTTGTATATCCATGCTCCGTCGTCCGGCCTCATAATGGCCTATTGCACCCGGCGTGCATCCAGCAAGTTGAGCCAGCTCTGACTGCGTAATTCCCAGGCGCTTGCGAATCACTTGTATGTTGTTCATGGTGTCTCCTATTTCGATGAAGTATACATATCGTATTTATCAATCACAAGTAAAGTATACATTTTGTGTCTCGATAGCAGCTATACAAACCGTATAATTCAGGAATGAATATGAAATGGTATGAAGCAGCCAAGGCAAAAATGAAGGAATCGCGCATTGGCCAAGAGCAACTTGCAGAGCACCTTGGGGTTACCAAAGGTGCCGTCAGTCACTGGCTAAACGGCAGAAGGGAGCCAGGGATAGAAATCATCGCCAACATAATGAATTTTATTGGTTTGAAAGATTTTGTTGTTAACCCTGGCAATTCTCAGCCAGCATCGCACCACACCGAAACCTCAAACGTTAAATTTGCTGAGCCGTATAAAAAAGGCAGAGAGTATCCGCTGATCAGTTGGGTTCAAGCGGGAGCTTGGGCTGAGGCAATGGAACCGTATACCATCGATGAGATCGATGAATGGTTCGAGTCTGATGCTAAAGTTTTCGGTAAAGCTTTCTGGCTACGTGTCGATGGCGACTCTATGACAGCGCCAACAGGGATCAGCATTCCCGAAGGGACATTGGTCTTGATCGATACAGGTAGAGAAGCAGCCAACGGCAGCTTAGTGATCGCAAAAATGGTTGATGCTAATGAGGCTACGTTCAAAAAGCTCATCATTGATGGTGGCCAAAAGTACCTAAAGGGGCTTAACCCGGCATGGCCCATGAAAGAAATCAATGGCAATTGTAAGATTATCGGTGTCGCCGTGCAGACCATGATGCGCTTAGTATAGAAGGCTTTTCTGTAGCTAAGCATTTTCCCAAACGGTGCTTTGTTGAGTTTTTTTTACTTGTCGACGAGCCTTCCGGATCCTATAGTATGTTCACAATAATCATTTTGGTCTCGTTACAGTCCGTATCGGGATTTTTTTGCACCTAAAAAAGTTATTCTTTGTGCAAGGATAGTGAATGACTACTACAGCATATGACTGCGACAACTTGTTTTTCGCATCAGATACCCGTTGGTCCGCAAATTTGACGTTAATGGATGGTGAATACATCCTCTTGGTAGATGATACTGGTTTTAACAAGTTGGCCTCACGACCTGGCGGAACAATTATCTGCGCTGGTGATGGCAAGACCATAGAGCAGTTGAAGTTATGGTGGATGGCAGAACCGTTTGAACCTGACAATCTTCCTGATTTGGTTGAAGGTGACAGCTTCAAAGTATCTGTGATGGTTGTCTCAGCCCACGGCGAACGTCTTTTTGATGCTGGCCGCAAGCAAGTCGTTTTTAATCCAGAAACGTCTCACATGCACGCGATTTTTTCTGGTAGCGGTAGTTCCTTTGCCGCAAACACGTTCATGCAATGTGGGTGTGCAAAATCCGCAGTTGAGATGGCAAAACTGTTCGATCCCTACTCAGGAGGGGATGTTAAGTTTTGTAACATCAAGACAGGAGACAGTAACCTTCAGGATGAAACCATGAGCTACAATAGTATTATGCAGTCGATGATAGATAAGGGGGTTCTCATGAAATTCGCTGGATTTTATGCTGCAAACTCTGAAAATGTTTCCACAATCCCTCTCCGGGATCATCCGCAATCTGCTCAGTTGATTAATCAACTACATTCTGGGTCGATTCGTGCCTATGCGCCTATGGGTGGAGCAGATATTGACTGGAATGAAGATCGTCTAAGTAAGCTAAAGGAAGCTGCACGAAAAGTGGCCAGGATTGAACAAGAAATGGCCGAGTGATGTGCCGTTTTTTGCCTATGCCTTCATTTTTTAGCTTGTTTGACGACACTCACAGCTAGATTGTGACTGACCAAAGAAAAAGCCCGGCGTAACGCTGGGCTTTTTCATTTTTCCTGATCTCCTCCCTCATAGCTCCCCTCTCCCTCAGTCTAGGGCGAATTCTAAACAAATAATTTTTCAATAAAAATCACAACGATACGTATACTTTTGCACCTTATGTATACATTTCGTATTGCAAGATAAAAATACAGTTCGTATACTCACCCCATCAACCCGGAACGCCACCAGTAAAACACCGCCACAAACGTTACGGACGCTCTTTAACAATCAGGTTTAGTTACCCAGCACTGAGCAGAGAGATCTGCACAACTCAGTACCCGGCAGTCCCCAACCCTTACGGGGGTATGGCACCAACGGCATGCAGCGGACAGGACTGGGTGACGATTTATCAACAAAGGAGAACAAGCCAATGAAGCAATAAACCGGCGAAGGGCCTATCAGGCCTGCCACGCGACGACGGTGTTACAGGTCGGGTTCCCACGGCGACGCAGTGAGGGAAAGGAGGCGTAAGGCATCACTAAGTAACCGGTTAGCGCCCGGCGAACGCACAAGCAGCTTAAAACGACGAGTGGATTTACCCTGCCGCTGCCAGTGTGGGGCGGTAGGCATAAAACCACTACAGCAGAGGGTTACACGATGAAATTACAGCAATCAGAAAAACGCCTTTCCGGCCTGCGTCGCCCATCTGGCAAATTTGACTACCGGAGGATACGTCGGTCACTGCGCAACAACGCTAAGGCAGCAGCATGGCCGGAGAAAGGTATAACGCCTGAACAATCACGGCGATTCCTGAGTTACGCCAGAAAATTGGCCACAACTAAATAACACCCACCGCGCAATGTGTACGATGGGCGAAACCACTTAGTCTTTAGGGGCGTGCTGATCTATGCCTGCCCACGGAATTCCTGTTTCAACGCCACCATTTTGGTATTCAATATCGACCATAGGAAGTTCATCCGAACCACCAACTTTAATGACAGTCGCCCAATCTTTTGGATTGCGCTTAGTAGTTACTTGATCTCCAACCATTACCATTTTTTCTCTCCATGACTTTTAAATATTAACCATTGGATTTAGCCCCGGCTGCAGACGCCAATCTTTGCCGGGGCCTGACCAGTAGAACGGAGATTCAACATGATCAACCACAATGCTAACACAATCGTTGTAGACGGTATGCGCGTTGTCCCATCCGTGCAGGCCGTTCGCCTCACCTTCTTTGCTCGTCTGCGCAAAATCCTCTGCCAGAAAGGCCACCCGCTCTAAAAACTTACCGTGTGTAGTCTTTGGCGGCCAGACCGAACTTCAACCAATAAGGGGTGAAGATAATGTTCATAGGCTGGTCGCCCTTTTTCATAGAGAGAAGAATTCAGGCATCCATTTAACCGTGGAGGGCGTCACCCGGCCCGAGTTCTTCTCTCTGTGATAACAAATAATAGATTAAGAGGTGTTTATGGCAACTTTAAGCCAGCGTTATTCTGCGAAGGAAAAAATTGGCTCAGATATCACTACCCGTAAAACGTTTCTGGTTCCACTCAGTGAAATTTATGCTGAAGATGGCTATAACGTTCGCGAATTAAATCAGGCGCACGTTGAAGAGTTTAGGGATGCGTTTATTGCGGGGGAATATATACCACCGCTGGCAGTTGAAGTGACTGAGCAAGGCGTGAAGGTTATCGACGGTCACCACCGCTTCCACGGTGCGCTGTTGGCAAGTGAAGCCGGGCATGAGGTGGCGCGTCTTGAGTGTAAGGACTTTGTAGGTACTGAGGCCGATAAAATCGCCTTCATGGTCACCAGTTCGCAAGGTCTGGCACTTACCCCTATCGAGCGCGGCGCGGCCTACCAACGGCTGGTAAATCAAGGGTGGACTAACGCGGAGATCGCAAAGAAAGTTAAGCGCTCCGAGTCCGATATCCTCCAGCACCTGCAATTGCAGGAATGTAGCCCATACATAAAGAGCCTTGTGCGCGCGGGTTCCATCAACTATGCCCTGGCTATTCAAATTAACCGCGAGCACGGCGTATATGCCGACCGTGAAGCCGCGCGCTTGATGAAAAAGGCCGAAGAATCCGGTAAGAAAAAAATCACTAAGAGCGTCGCCCAGCCACAATTCAGCGCCAAGAAAGCCCGTCGAATGCTGGAACTGCTGTTTGATGCTGTGCCAATCGTGCAGGGCGATACCGATTCACTGATGTTAGCCAAAGGCGTTAAAGACGAGGTCATGCAGATAATTAATGATTATCGCAATGAAGGCCACCAGCAATGAGAATCAACCTAAATAATGCGCCTTTGTGGATTACTGCGAAGGCGCTGGAGAAATTAAAACAGTTCCACGCCGGTCGATTATTCCCCAAAAGAACCTATGGCAAAAAGTACCTGACCTTTCGTGTAAATAAACGCTGGCGCTTACTTTCAAAAGACGACGGCCATAATTGGCTGTTGCTTACCCACAATGATTACAACTGCGTGATCGATAAATAGAGGGAGGTGCGTGATGCCAGCAAATGAACTAAAGCCTTGCCCGTTCTGTGGCTTAAGTGGACATGGAAACGTGCAGCTGCAGCACCGCAGCCACATTCTAGGGTGGCAAGTCCTCTGTTTGTCATGTGGTGCGCGCGGCCCAGACGGAGACCATGACGATGCTGTAGACCGTTGGAATCACCGCTCAGGTGACAGCGCTAGGGAGGTGGAGCGTGGGTAGATTCATGAAATCCTTCATTCCGCGTCGCCAGTTTAAGCACAACCCAGATCGCTTCAATGTGCTTTCAAGCGGTGGCGGAACCCAGAGCAACGCAATGATATGCCTGATTCATGCAGGCGTCTTGCCAAAACCCGACGTGATCGTTATGTCGGACACCGAGCGCGAAGCAAGCAACGTTTTTGCATACCAAGCCAAGCATATCAAGTCTCTTTGCGATGAAGTCGGCATCGAATATCACATCGTTCCGAAAAGCCTTTACGCCACCTACGACATCGTTGGGCCAGATGAAGATGAGCCGTTGCCAGGGTATTTCTCCACACGTAATGGCCGCGATGCGAATGGGTGGTGCACCGGCAAAAAGCCAACATTCTGCAGTATCAAATGGAAGCAGGAGGTAGTGCAGAGATTTCTTAACGATAAGTACGGCGAAAAATTTCTGACGGCACGCGGTGTAGATATGTGGATGGGGATCAGCATCGAAGAAGCAGCGCGCCGCATGAAGGTCACAGATGGGAAATGGCGCCGCCGTTATCCACTCATCGACATGATGATGACAAAGCAAATGTGCATCCAGTGCGTCGAAGATTACGGACTCCCAACACCACCAGCATCACTTTGCTGGATGTGCCCAAACCGCGATGACGATCTGTGGTTGTTCATGAAAGAGAACGTTCCTGAAGACTTCCAGCGAGCCTGCGACCATGAAAGGGAAATCCAGAAAACGTGGCCGTGGTTATGGCTGACAAAATATGGTGTCCCACTTGCTGAGGCACCACTAAAACCAAGCGGCGGCAAAGGCGCTCAGATGGATTTGGTGCAGTTCTGTGATTCGGGAATGTGTTTTGTATAGGGCCGAGGCCTAGGAGAAAGAACAATGAATATATTCATCGGTGTGATTCGTACACTAATTTTTGTCGCGTCAGTGCTTCTGGTTTCTGCCATGAAAGTCACTGCTTCAGGCCCTTTCGGTTACTTCATCGCTGGCGTGTTACTCAGCCTCTACTGCTGGGTCATTCTGAAGGCGCTGGACTACATGAAGGATTACCTTCATGGACAATAAGCTGAGCGAACTGAGCAGGCCAAAGGCATTCGTTGTTACCGGCGGGACGCTACATCAAGACCGCGCATTCACGGACAAATCAACCGCTGAACGCTCAAAAGCCGATCGGCATGATGGCGCAGTTGTTGAGCCCCTCTACTCGCAAGAGTACATCTCCGCCCTGGAAAAGGTAGCTCAATATTGGGTTGGACAAACATATGAGTGGAAGCAACATGCCGAGGCTGTAGAGAAGCGCATCGCCGGACTAGAATCAGAAATCACTAATGTCATAGGTAACCACGCTAAATCTGCAACCGAGCCTCGCGTGTTACTGGCTAAGCTGGGACTGTTACCAGATGAGATTGATGATTTTGTACTTCAAGTTATCGGCATCAACAAAAAAAACATATATATACCGAAACCAATATTCATCCCTCAAGAGGATATTCGTGTTTATCTTAATGCTGACATTCTCATAGCCTGCTTAGAAAAACAAGATTTAATATTGAGTTACTACTGAACTCAAGTTTAAACATGGGTTCATGAAGCTACTTATCTCTCCAAATTTTAAGGCAGTTAACAACTTCATCCTTCTCATTGGAATTAGTATTAGTCTTTATATCAGAAAAAGATGACTCTAGTCTTTTAAAAGACACCCCATTATTAGCATCACACTTAGCCACTAATATTCCTTTTGAGTTTTCTGTCACAACAAAGTAGCCATCATTCCCAAAGCTATATTTAGCAACATCAATCTTAGCATAATTAACCCCGGCAAAATAAGCAACAAAAAGGAAGATCGGACTTATATTCATAGCGAAAAAGTATTGTGTTTTTTTCCATGGATGCATTAGCACGAGGGAAATGATTTTTGAAAAATAATATGTACATACTAATACAAACGCGTTCCAAATAAGTGAGGCTGTTGCAGATTTTATTATTTCCATCGCACCGCCAAGCTCTTTAGCATTAGAGTTTAATTTTTGCAACCCATAAAATGCAACACTGTAAATCACAGTGAACATTAGATAGAAAACAATTACATTACACACTCTTTGTTTTTTTGTAATTTCTTTTTCATCAAAAACATCACAATAAATTAATGACGGTCCAAAGATCGCGTACAGAATAAATACAACTAAAACAGCAGAAAAAAGTAATGTATTAATATCCACCGACACAAAACCAGACGGGACGCTAAAATACGCGAAGAAACCAAGCTGATAAAAATAAGCCGAAAGATACGCAACTGCGGTGCCAATAGTTACTAAAGATAACTCCCTTTTTATATCAATATTCATAATTAACATCCAAACAGTTAGAGGTGGTAAAGTCTATGGAAATAAAATTAGTAGCCGAAATAGATATCATGAGAAAACTAGGCATCACATCCAGACAAACAATGTACAATTATCAAAACAAACATGGTTTTCCCAAACCTATTCGTACTCACCCAAAAGCATACTTAGAAAATGCAGTTGATCAATGGATATTGAATGGCGGCATCAACCAGAAAGCTGCTTCTTAACATGCCAGAAAAGCTTATCGGCATGTATCTCATACCCTTCCTTTTGCCCTTCTATCCAATCGTGCTTGTTATAGACGGCCATCACCCCACCCAGCTCATGCCCCAGCATTCTTTCCGTAATGTGTGGGGCTACTCCCTCCTCAGATAGGCGTGTCACCAACGTCCGCCGGAAATCGTGCGCACGCCAATACCCTATATCCAAACCTTCCCGAATGCGTTTTATGTAACGATTGGCCGCAGAGATCGTTAGAGGTTCCGTGATCAGATTCCCAGGGAAAAGAACCTTGTCATACGTCAGCATTGCCTTTTCCAGCAACGGCTCAATTTGCTTGAAGATCGGACGCCGGATTTCCTTTCCTGTTTTGCTGTGCTCTTTTGGTACAGTCCAGATCATTTCCCTCAGATCAAACTCATGACGTTCAGATAACCTCAACTCTGACAATCGCGCTCCCCAGAGCATGAGCATTTGGTGCAAAAGCTTATTTGAAGTGGACGCCCTGCTGCGCTCTATTGCGATCCAAATTTCTGCCAGCTCAAAGTAAGTAAGAATTCTATCCCCAGTTTCAGAACGGCTCCCTACGTCACGAGGCTCAACCTTCATTACTGAGCAATCGGGTATAAAATGCCGACGGATACACCACCCCATCGCTGATCGCAACTGGACAAGTAGTTGCCGCGCCCGCCTGCTGTTTTCCCTTTCCTCTTGAGTAAACAAATCAACCCATTGCTTAACGGTAATCTCTGCTACTGGACGCCCTTCAAAAGCATCACTTAAACGTTTAATGACAGTCGATTTATACAGCTCTCTACTGTTCTCACGAAGCGAGACATCAACGTAGTTTTCCTTCCAATAATTCAAACAGTCCTTCACCGTTGCCGTGTTGCCGATATCTCCGCTTTTATCAAAATATTGGCGCGGGTCTATCCCTCGGTCATAGAGGGTGCGCAACTCTGATGTGATTGCACGAGCTTCTTTCAAAGCGACGGCAGGATACCTGCCAATCCCTAATCGTTGGGCTTTGCCATGCCACCGATATCGAAACTGAAAGTTGATCACCCCTTTGGGCGAAATGCGGGCGCTAAGCCCATCAGCATCGGACACTTCAGGACTTCCCGAATATGGTTTACCATGTAGTGAGCGCAGTTTTGTATCGCTGAGAGCCAT